TCAAGCTAATGGATTTAAACAGCATGAAGTTGATACCCGCCATCACCAACTTAGTCAGGGAGATGGGCAACACGGACACGCCACCGGCAAAATTCTTTTTCGGTCATTGCAAGATGAGCCGACGGGAGCGTATCGCATGGAGGCTGTTCGTAACGGTGTACCTGTTCACTATCGCTGCGGGTAGTGCCGTACTATTTGCTTACCTATTTAATCTTATTGGTACATGGCCGCAACAATAATTGAAATACAAGCACGTGGATTCGACGATGTTGGTACCCGTGTTGATTCGCTCAAACACAGACTTGACAGCGTAAAGACATCCGCTCAGAAAGCGTCAACGGACGGCATCGAAAAGTTGACTGCCAACGGTGGTGCGATGGGTATCCTCAACGACCTGACTGGCGGTCTTGCCATGCAGTTTAAGGACGCATACGAATCTATTCAACTTACCAACACCGGATTGAAAGGGATGAAGGCGGCACTATTGGCAACGGGTATCGGTGCTATTGTGGTGGCGATTGGGTTGGTTGCTTCTAATTGGGATAGTATATTAAAAACCATTCGTTCCAGCAACAAAGAGTTGGAGGCAATGGCCAGTATTGCAGCAGACAATCGGGATATTACTAAAGCACAGTATGACATTTTAACTAAAAGCGATAACATCTTAAAGCAACAAGGATTTACTGAGGATGAAATTTTAAAGAAAAAAAAGGAAGCATTAAAGTTAGATATGGCCGCCCTTCAAGTTCAAATAGAAACGAATAAGCAGCAGCTTGACGCATTACTAAAAGAACAGGCCTTGAATATGGCACGGCAAAATTCAGGTAATTGGTTTGAAATTGCTAAGTCTTTTTTGTTTGACCAAACCGAAGCAATACAAACTAATATTGAAAAAACAAAAGAACAGTCCGATGAACTGTTAAATTTACAAAACATATACGCAGGTCTTGAATTACAACTTGAACATAACGAGCAGAATCGGGTAAAAAGGGTAGAGGCACAAAAAGAAGACAGGAAGTTTGAAGAAGAAGAAGTCGAAGATGAGGAATTAAGTCTTGAAATACCGCCCGACGTTCAGGCTAAAATGGATGCCCATAAACTTGAAATTGACAACCGCAAACAAAGCGAGTTGGAGTATGACGAGTGGTACGATAATTTAATGAATGACCAAGCGGAAGACGAGGAAAAACGAAGACAAGACAAAACGAAAGCAGATGCCGACGCATTACATCAACGGGAGCAAATTACAGCCGCATCATTTGCAATCGCATCGACGCTAAATGATTTATTTTTCACCAAACAAGGCAAACAAAGTAAAGAGGGATTTCGTATAGCCAAAGCGCTGGCATTGAGTGAGGCGGGATTAAACACATACAAAGCAGCGTCGGCAGCGTTTGCAACTGCTTCGGCATCGCCATTAACTCTTGTTAACCCATCGTATCCATTTGTTCAGGCGGGTATAGCCGTAGCATTTGGGGCGGCTCAAATTGCTAAGATAGCCTCGCAAACTTTTTCAGGAGGTTCAGCGGGTGGTGGTAGCGTTTCATCTCCGTCCGGTGGCGGTTCAGGCGCACCACAAGGACAAGCACCACAGGCGGCTCTGGACTTTTCGTTCCTACAAAATCAGCAACCGATACAGACATACGTTATCGGCTCGGACGTGAAGACAGCCAACGAAGCACAACAAAAAATTAAAGACCAATCAACTCTATAAATATGGAACTATTTGAATTGAAACTCGAAGACCTGCTCAAACACGGTGTATTCAAAATAAGTTTAGTCGGCAGCCCCGCAATGGAGGCGGACTGGATTAAACTGTCTAAGCAGTTCACCCTTGCCAAAGTGGATAGCGAAAAGCGCATCATCGTCGGACCCGCCATGATTCCGAACAAGCGGATACTACGCATCGACAAGGACGGAACCGAATATGAAATATTCTTTAGCCCCGAAACAATCGAAGCCGCAGCGCATAAGTACTTGATGGATGCCAACCAACACGCTGTAAACGTAGAACACGAAATCAACATCGGTGGCGTAACTACGGTTGAATCGTGGATAGTTGACAACCCCGATACGGATAAAGCCAAGTCGCTCGGATTTGACGTGCCAAAAGGAACGTGGATGATAGCGATGAAGGTTCAGGACGAGCGGGTGTGGGAGGACTTAATCAAGTCGGGGCTGCTCAATGGGTTCAGCATCGAGGGCGTATTCCAACCAACCGAACCGGAAGACGCTGAACTGACTGCGCTGTTAAGTGAGGTGCAGCAACTACTAAAAAAATTGTAGGTATTCCCGACGCTGCAACATTTCGTAGGTAAATTGGTACACCTTGTATCCGTTGGCTTGTGCGATGTTCAGTTTATTCAGGTCGTTTTCGTAACCCTTCCCACCTCGGTTGTGTCTGCCTCCGTTCCATTGACCGCCATTGATTTCGATTAGTATTTTACAGTCAAGGCAATAGTCCGCTTTGAATCTGCGGGGCGTGTCCATTATCTTGTTGTACACCGCCTCTTTGATAAAGTCGTACTTATTGGATAGGTGCTGTTCAAATTCAAGTATTACCTTAGTCCGCTCGGAGGCTGTCATATTTGTATAGATTCTTTTGATTTTTCGTCCTGTATGTACGCCATGTATTGAAGCAGTTCAACAAGGGGCGAACTAACCCAATACTCCATGAGGCGAGGGTCTTTCATTGATACAATCATGAGGGTATCGTACCATCCCCACTTGCTTCTAAAAGATTCATCAAGTCCTGTATCACCCCCTGCCGCTTCAACTTTTTCCACTGGGCCACCGAAAACCTGCTCAAATTGTTCTCGGATTCGGTTGTTAAAGTCAAAAAAAAAGCGGACGCACCCGTAAACACGCTGTACGGCACGTTCTTAAACTCGTCCGCATACAGTTGATGTTTGGTGCTGTACTTCTCAATCTCGTACCGTTTACCCACCTTAATCGTAATCGGACGGTACAGCACAGCCATAGCCTTGTGAGCCGTTTCGGATGGTGTAGCGCAGAACGTTTCAAGGTCGATGTATTCACCCGTGCTTATTGCGTTCATGTCCGGTATAAATCCGTATTCAATGCCGTCGATAGTTATAAACGGCTTGAACTGAACGGGGCTTTCTTCGAGTAGTTCGAGCAGGGTCGAGGCAATCGCATCGCACTCGGTTAGGGTCAGTTCGTTCACGTCACCATCACAAAAGTTCTTAACAATTTGGATTGAGTTCATCGGCAGCAAATTGTACCGCATGACCTGTCCAAGCGTAATATCATCATGCGTGGTTGGTATCGAAATCTTCAAACCCATAAAATTATTTTGATGCAAGTTAAAAAAAACGGGCGACTAAACACTCATATAGGTATAAACATTCAACAATGAGCAAACTAAATGAATTTATAACAGGGCTGAAAACCTTGTTAGCAGAACACACCCCCGCTCCGCCCCGTGAATATAAATTCATGAAGGATGGCGTAACGAAGGAGGGTGTTAAAGTATTCACTGAGGCCGAAGACTGGGCTGAAGGTGTCGAGGTGTTCGTGGAAGTAGAGGGTCAGGTTCAAGCCGCCCCGAACGGAACGCACATCCTCGAAGATGGCACAACTATCGAAGTGACCGACGGTAAGGTTGTGACCGTTACCAAAGTGGAAGCTGAGAACGAGATGGAGCAGGTGATTGAACAAGCCACCGCAGCCCTGTCCGCAGCCATCAAGGACAAAAACGATTTCGCAACGCAGCTTACTGCGAAGAGTGCCGAAATCACCAAACTTAGTGCAGACCACGCCAACGCCATCGCAGCCAAAGACGCTGAGATTGTTGCGCTTAAAGCACAAGTAACAACCCTATCTGCTCAGGTGAAATCGGTTCAGGACACACCCGCTCCGGCTGCACCTGCTCAGAAAGTGGATGACAAAGGTCGCCCCGCAACATGGGCGAAAATGTCAACCGCTGAACGCATCGCATACAACCTCGAAAATATCAACATTAAACCCGCATCAATTAATTAATCATGCCTACATCAGTAACAGTAACCACCACGTATGCGGGAGAGAAAGCACCCGGATACATCGCTGCGACCCTACTCGCATCGAAAACAATCGACGCTGTAACTCAGCACCTGAACGTACCATACAAATTGGTATTGAAGAAGTACGCAAACGAAGCGTCTTTCGCTGACCTGACCTGCGACTTCACACCTACTGGAACAGTAACCCTGACCGAAGCATCGCTCACACCAAAGCAACTGCAATGGCAAGAGAAAATCTGCAAACTCGAATTTATCGACGACTGGGAATCAGCATCAATGGGATTCGGAAACGCTCGTACTTTACCTAAGGAGTTTGGCGACTTCATGCTTAACAACATGGCAGAAGCCGTTACAGCACGAGTTGAAACTTTAATGTGGCAAGGTGAAGCCGCAAACGCAGGTGAGTTCGACGGGTTCTACGCTCAACTCGGTTCAGCCGTTGACGTTGCCGGTTCTGTCATCACAGCAAACAACGTAATCGCTGAACTTCAGAAAGTGGTGGACGCAATTCCAACCACAGTTAAATCGCATCGTGGCGACGACGTGTTCATCTACGTTCCTACATCGGTTCTGTTCTTCTACGCAGCCGCTAAACAAGCACTCGGTACATTCCAAGGCGTTTACGAAGGTTTCGGAGAAGATGTGTTCTTAGGCTTCCCGCTCGTACATTGTCCGGGTATGCTTGACAACACCATGGTTGCCGCACGTAAGTCAAATATGCACTTCGGTACAGGCTTATTGTCTGACTTTACCGATGTGAAGTTGATTGACCAAGGCCCGATTGACGGTTCAGAAAACGTTAACGTAAGCATCAAATTCTCAGCCGATACCGCTGTGGGTTATGCAAACGAAATCGTTTATTACTTATACGAATCATAATGAGTATTACCTGTTCAATATTATCAGGACGGGAGCGGCAATGTAAGAACACCGTAGGAGGAGCCAAGACGCTCTTCCTCGGTCTTCATTCCGACTTCCTGACCGGGGTAGTTGCAGGCGGCACGAACGACCAAATAGACGAACTGCCAACCGCTACCCTGTACAGATTCGAGGTTGACCCCTCAGCATCGAGCCTGTCGTTAGTATCTACTATAAACGCCTCACCCGATAACGGTACGGTGTTTTACGCTCAGGTGATTACCGCTAAGTATAAGAAGATTACCGCCCTTGACCGTGCCAACTTCGCAAACATCGCAGCCAGTCAGTTGGCAGCGTTCGTGTTGGACAACAACGGCAACATCTTCTACGTCGGCAAGGTAAATGGAGCAGACGTTACAGGTGGCGAGAACATGAATACTGGCAACGCTTTGGGCGATATGTCAGGATTCAACATCACCATCACCGCAAACGAACCGGCGCCACCGTATATGCTTGAAGCGTACACTACCGAGCCGTTCGATAATTTTGCCGGAATTACGGTAAGCCCTGCCTACCCATCGGCATCATAACGAGTTCAGCCAATGTTTTAAAGGGCGGGTAATTATGCCCGCCTTTTTTGTTAAATTTGAATCATGCTATACATCAACCCGAATCAGACCAATCAACGCTTTGTCGTTACGCTAAAAGAAAAGTGGAAGGACTTCGACACCGCTCCTGAATCGTATTTGATGAAGTTAGTCAATACCAATAATTCAGCGGAGTACCTTGTGATACCGATTGTCCTAACCGACAACGAACGATACACTCAACTCCGTATCAACACGAACACCACCGCTGCGACTTCGGGCAGCATAACCATAATGGAAACGGGTGAGTACTCATACACTATCTACGGGCAGACAGGCACTACTAATCTCGACCCGGACGACACTGATGTAATTGGCGTGTTTGAGATAGGAACGCTATTCGTCACCCCAACCACCTACACCGAATACGTGAACGAGCCGACAATACCCACCACAATAGTCAACCAATGAGCGATACACCAAACAACAAACATACTGTCGGGTCGATTCAATTAAGCGCATACACCCCGCATAATTACGTTGACGTAAAGAACAAAAAAGGATGGATTGAATACGGGGTAAACAACGACTATCCCGACTATTTGATTGACTTATTCAACGAATCACCAACGCATCACGCCCTGTGCGTGTCGTTGTCGTATTGGATATTCGGGGCGGGATTGGATTCACCTGAACTGAACAAGTACGATTTTAACGAAACGCTTCTTCGGTCTTGTTTGGAGTTCAAGATAAACGGGTATTTCTTTTTAGAGATTGTGTGGACTGGAAACCAAATCAGCCGAATTGAACCGATGCCGTCTGAATTAATGCGATGCGGTGAGCGTGTAGGCAGGGAGATACCGTATTTTTGGTATTGTGAAGATTGGTCAAACACCACCAAGTACAAGCCAAGACAAATCAGGGCGTTCAGTTCCAATCCTACTGACATCGCTAACCACCCGAACCAAATCTTGTACGTCCGTCCGTTTAGCCCCGGCTCGTTTTACTACGCTAAACCCGATTATATCGGAGCGGTGGAGTACTGCGAACTTGAGAAACGAATCGGAACGTTTCACAATAGCGCAATTAAAAACGGACTTGCACCGTCTTACATCATCAAGTTAAAGAACGGAACGCCAACGATTGAAGAACAGGCGATAACAGAACGCAACATCAAGCAAAATCTAAGCGGTGAGAACAACGCAGGGTCGGCTTTGATACTTTATTCAAGTCCGGGCGAGGAAGTTGCCGAAGTGGACACGGTTCAGTTGAGCGATGCCGACAAACAGTATCAGTTCTTATCGGGTGAGGCAGCTGAAAAAATAATGATTGGACACCGTGTCGTTAGTCCGATGCTATTCGGATTGAAAAACAACACGGGATTGGGTAGCAATGCGGATGAGTTAAGACAAGCCGAGGAAATCATGGTGCGTCGTGTTCTTGTTCCTGCACGGGCGATGATAATGCGAGGGTTGCAGCCGTTGTTTAATATTCTAAACATTCAGCCTACATGGCTCGATGAAAAGACCGTTATAGCTGAACCTGAACCAGAACAAACCCAATTAAGCCGTGAACCATCGGACGCTGAACTGGACGCAATCGGATCCGCTCTGATTGATTTGGGCGAGGACATCGATGAGGCGGAGTGGGAATTGGTTGATGCGGAGGAAGCAGACACGGACGAAATCAACTTTGACGGTTTGTTTAAATTCGCATCGGTTCTGTCAAGCAACCCGAACGGACAAAGCGAACAGGATAATGACCTATTCAAAGTACGTTACGCATACGCCCCCAACCAAACAAGCAGCAACAGTCGTTCGTTCTGCGTCAAAATGGTCGGAGCTGGTAAGGTGTACAGAAAGGAAGACATCGAAGCCGCAAGTGACCGTGTTGTTAATGCGGGATTCGGGCCACGTGGAGCCAATACATACGACATTTGGCTGTATAAAGGCGGGGCAAGATGTCACCACTTTTGGGAGCGTCGTATCTACCTGCGTCGTAACAACAAGAAAATAACCGTGTCGGAGGCTCAGGACATGATACTTGAAATGAAGCCCAAAGACCGAAAGAAATACAGGCTTCCCGTTAATAATCCAAAGGTCGCAAAGCACCCAAACGATATGCCTAATCACGGATTCTTAAACCCACCTCAATAATGGCAGTACCTACCGCAGTCCTACTGATTGACCAGAACTACATCAATCAGTTTAGCCACATCAACAAGTCAGTCGAGTGGGCGTACATCAAGCCGTCTGTTCTCGACGCTCAGAATATCCGCATACAGCCCGTACTCGGAACAGACTTATTCAAAAAGATTCTAACCGGTACGGCTGCGGGGAATTTGACATCCGCATACGTGACGCTGCGGGATGAGTACATCATGCCGGCAGTATTGTACTGGACATTGCACGACCTAATCCCACACCTGAAAGTAAAAATCGACAACGGTGGGCTGCTCGAACGTGTGCCGGACAACACCAACTCAGCAGGTGCCAACGACGTGGACACGATACGGGATGATTACTATTCAAAGGCTCAGTTCGCAACGAACCGAATGCTTGACTATATTTGCGATAACATGGATTCGTTCCCTGAGTTCAGCACCAACGACCTGAACCAACTACCATCGAACAACAGGAAACGAGGCTTTCCGTTTGGGGTGGTTAACGAGCGTACCGGACGAGTGCCGTTAAACGAAGACCCATATTGGAGGGGATTAATTGGCTAAGAAAAAACGAAATATCAAATCCGAACTAAAACGGCAACAGCACATTGTCGCCCTGCGTGTGTTGCTTGATAAAGTCAGCAGAGGTGAAATAAATCCAAGACAAGATGAATCTAACTAAAGGACAAGACATTGTTATATTGACCTATCAATCGGTTGATTTTATCCAAGTGGTTGACACTCCACTCGCTCCGTACATCTACAACGGTTCGGCAATCGCTCCGAAGCCATCGCTTTGGACGGTGAAGGAGGACGAGTTAGTGGTCATCAATAACACCGATTACATCGAGGACGACAACGACATTTTGTATTTGAGGATTGTCGGAGCAAGACCCCGCAACATTGTAAAACGATGATCACCCGTGAAAGTGTGTTGCTTGTTCTGTTCGCATCATTCTCGGTGATTGCGGCAGCGGGTGAATTATTCCTTGACGATCCGATTGATTTTACAAATTGGTGGATGCTTTGGAACGCACTATTTCAAACGGGCTTAGTCGCTGTTATCCGCTTACTTGCCCGTGATTTCTATTTAAAATTAATATCAAGCACCCTATTAATACTAAGCCTCGGTGAAGTTTACGACGAGGTATTGGGTGATCCTAACGTGTTACAATGGAACGAAATAGGAACTTTAATACTTGCAACCATATACGTACTTTACAAATGCAGGAGGAAACAAAATTAAGCCATGAAATTATTGCGTTCTTTACGAAATCAGGCAGTTGGATATTTTCAGTATTGTTTGGATTGTTTGGTAAGGTAGGCATGGAGATAATGATGAAGAAAAAATACACGTGGATTCAGTGGGCGGGTGTTATACTCGTGTCCATGTTCTTCGGTTATGTCGGAGGCCTCATCGCTTTAAATTGGAAATTCGAGCCGTACAAAATGAGCATGACCGTATCGCTGATGACCATCTTCGGACAAAACATTGCGTTCTACGTGGTGTATAATTACCGCAGAATAGGCGACAATATAATGGACGTATTTACACGTAAAAGACAATGAGCGAAAAGAAGGAGAAAAAACCGTTCAACGAAACGGGGTTTGGGAAGTTCCTGAACAAAGCCGGTAAGCACATAGGTACAGCCATAGAAGTAGGAGCCGAAATCGCAACGGGCGACATTGCCGGTGCGCTCGATATTGTCAAAGGCAAGATTCAGGAATCCTCAATCAGCGAAGTTGAAAAGGCAAAGCTACTACAAGAGATGGAACTGAGCCGCATGGCGTGGATTAAAGAAATGTTTCAACTTGAAGTTCAAGACCGTGAATCAGCACGTGACCGTGAGGCGGCACTCGCAGCCAACGGTATGCGTGATTGGTTTCAGTACGTCGTTGGTTCGGTTGGACTTATCTGTTTCGGGTTTATTATCTACACTTTGATATTTCGAGTTGTACCCGAATCGAACCGTGAGATGTTCATTCACCTGCTCGGAATTGTAGAGGGTGTTGTTATTTCGATTTTTTCGTATTACTTTGGTAGTTCATTAGGATCCAAACGAAAAGATTTAAAACAATGAGCGGCTGCGTTTACATGTACCACATCAACCGAATCCTTCAATGCATGACTACTGGCACATACAACGGTACTGTGGATTTCGATTACAACGGGGTGATTAACTTCGGTGATTTACTTATCGCCCTAAACATATTCGGGTCATGCTGAACTGGAACGATTACCCCAATTTCAAGCGGGATGAATTTGATAGTTCAGACTTGCCCGGTTCAGGCGACAACATGAAACACGAGTTTATGCAGCGTCTTCAATGCGCCCGTGATATTGCGGGTGTGTCGTTTAAGATTAACTCAGGCTATCGTACCAAAGAACATAACGAAAAGGTAGGTGGCAAACTGAACAGTTCGCACCTATACGGATGCGCTGCCGATATTCATTGCAACGACGATGTTACACGTTGGAAGATACTATCCGCTTTGATGGATGCAGGGTTCAACCGTATCGGTATCAGCAAGACTTTTATTCACGTCGATTCGGACGAAACAAAGAACGCTGAGCGTATATGGATGTACTGACCCGTGTCGCTCTGATTGCCAACAACCCTGCCATCACGGACATTCCCGAAGCAGACGTATATTATCACTTCAACTCCGCAATACATTGGGGCAAGACACCCGATTTGCTTAGTGCTATCGTTGTCCGCATGGCTCACACGGTACGCACTGCCCATTCGTTCCGGTGCTATCCGAACGCAGTCAAGGCGGGGTGTGTGTTGAGTTGTGGATGGCAGAACGAGATACAACAATTTAGAGAACGCAACCCGAATCACGGTGCAGCAGACCATATTTATATCGACGTTCCCGAATATCCCGAAGGCAAGTCACCTACTACGGGATGGGCTGTGTTGCAGCGTATGTTGTTGATTAAAGACGTTGATATTACCTGCGTTGGATTCGATTTGAAAAGCGCATCGTACTACAAGGCATCGAAGCTACACGCCCTTGATTGGGAGATTGAACAGTTTCGCATCCTTGTCGAATCGGGTCGCATCAAAGCGCATCAATCTTCTGTTGCTTCGGTCTTGACTGAATCTCTTGAAGTACCTTCCGTTTAAAATTCGCACCGTACTGCGCTATCGTTCCTGAAGGCAACCGTTCACGGTACATATAGATTGGTTCCGCAATCGCTTTGACCCTATCCCATCCCGCCATTTCGATACAGGAATACATCACCTCCACTTCGGTACAAACGTGCTGCCATTCGCCCCACACCTTAAGCCGCTCAACTTCGATGCGTCTGTACAGCCCTGCACGAAATGAGTTAGGAGCGGTGAATAGATACGCACCTGTACGGGTTTGGTTCTTGTGTTCAAGTGTGCAGCGGTTGAGTTTACCGTGCTGATTCTGCCAGTTGCCATAGGTCACCCAAGCACCGTCACGATGTGCCTCGTAAATCTTTTGGAGCGCACCCGGTAGAAGTTCGTCATCCATTCCGAGCAGGACGATGATGTCTTCGTCTTGAATAAAAAAGTCATGCACATCAATAATATTAAATCTATTGTGTGCTGCTCCAATTTTTTCATCGCTAAAAAACCAAGCGGCATCATCAATCTCTTCAACTATTAATATGGTTCCGTCTGTACTCGCATCATCCACCATCCATAGCATCACCTCACAATCGACCTGTTGCGACTTGACCGAATCGTAGCAGCCCTGAACGTATTCAGCGCAGTTGTAGCCGGTGGATATTACGTGTATCTTCATCTGTTAAAATTTATAAGTTCAATCAACTGTTCCCCTATCCTTTGCGGACTGTGCCACTTCATAACGTCATTGCGCAGGTTCTTACCCCACCGTTCAACGCTATCGTCCGTCATTTTAGCGCAGTCCGTCATCGCTTCAATCAATTCCGATTCGCTTTCCACAATTTCAAACGCAATGTCGCAGTACCTATCCACGTAACTCTGATAGTTGGCGCATTGAGTGATGACAGGTCGCCCCACCATTGCTGCCTCAATCGCAGTCAGTCCAAACGTGCCGTACAACTTACCACGCTGCTCGGTCTTGAATAGTTCGATGTAGATTTTGCACTTGCCGATACGTTCCAAATTGCGGTAGTACGGCAGCAGCATCTCGTCCGTGTGCAGGTCGATGCGTGACTGTCGGGCGGCTCTTATTATTTGGTCAGTTCCCTTGTTCATTCGGTTGGTGGGGTAGTGTCCGAAGCCGTGCAAGGTCTTGTGAAATGGCACGTATTCGATTGATAGGTCTGCCGGTGCGCAGATTAGTTCCTCCGGTATCGTTCCCAGTCCGAGCAAGTCAGGTGTCTGAATAATTGCGCCCCGTGCGTCCTTGAACTTTTTGATAAAGTCCTCCGTATTCTGCCTGTATCGGGTTCCTCCGTGCATAACGAAGTACGGCACACCATCTGGAACGTACTGAACGAACCGAGCCGATGAGTGCATGATGACAACCACGTCTGCACCGTTCAGCGATTCACGTACTTCACCCTCATAGATACGCTTTGATTGCTTGGCGTATCCGTATGGGTGTTTGAATAGGCAGTACGATTCTGCACGATGTCCGATTGCTTTGAGTGATTCGGCATAGGCATAACCCAAATTACCGAAATCGTTGTCGCTGATGAATTTTATCATGGCTCAATCCCGTGTGATTGCAACATCGCAGCCCTGTCACGTGCCGCTTCGTCTTGCATCTGTTTTGATTTGCGTCGTTTTATGTGGGTGCTGTTGGCATCCTGTCTGTACAACCACGTTGCCGTATCAATGTGCTTGAATACGTTGCCGTACTTAGCGTATATTTTCAACCAAAAATCCCAAAACGAATAGTTTCGGAACGTGCCGCAATCGAAGCCGTTGAACTCGTACCACAACGCAGTTTCCCACACAGCCAAATCCGATACGATGTTGCCTTTTTTGTGCAGGTCGTAGTTGTACGGTGGTAGCTTTACCTCGTTTCGGTTGTTCAGGTTCTCATCGCACATAATATAATTGGAATACACCACCTTGAACCCGTCCATGTGGCTCAGTTCAGTTGCGTACTTATCGGGTAGCATGATGTCGTCTGAACTTGTCCAACTCACGTACTTCGTCGTTACGTGCTGCATGGCGTTGTTAATTTGCCTAAACGATTGTTCCGGACACTTGCCGAGTTGCTTCGATTTGGGTAGATGGACGATGTCGATTTTACCCCGGTACATCGAATCAAGCATCTGATAGTTCGGGTCGCCTTCACACATTGACAGTATCAACCTATCGCATTGAGGCAGCACGGCATTGATGGCGGTTATAATCCATTCGGGTCGCTCGTGGTAGGTGTTCATTATTACGGTTAGGTCGGTCATCGGATTTGGTATTTGCATATTAATCGTTCAGAAACGCCTTTGTACGAATCGCCACAGGTGTCAAGGTCTGCGTACTTATAACCCGCTGCCGTGAATAGCTTGTTGATTTGTGGATAGGTGTAGTGTCGTACCACCGTGGGGTCAGGCACGTATCCATCGTTATCCATCATGTCCAAATAGTTCTTGTTTGGGGTCAGTACGGTAATTGTTCCACCGTATTTAAGAATCTGCCTCATGTTGATAAGCACCTGTTCGATGTTCGGAATATGGGCGAATGAGTGCATGAAATAGATGTGGTCAAATTTAAACTTTGCTTTCTGAATGTACCAACTTGGATTGCCGTCAACGTAGCGAAAGTAATCGTATCCGTACACCTCGTATCCTTCCATCCTGAAGTGCTTTACAGCGTGACCAGTACCGCAACCGTAGTCAAGTATTTTATCCTTTTTATCAGGGTCAATCATGTGAAACAGTTCGAGCAGTTCGTGTCGGTACTTATCCGTTTCGTTGAACCGCTTTAACCTCGCCTTGTACGCTTCAAAAAAATTATTAAAGTTATCGTTCTGCTCACGCTCGAATGATTTGTAAAAGTCGCTGTCCGGTTGGTTCGAGGCTATGCTTATCTCGCCACCAGTTATGCGTCGCCAAAGCCTTTGTAGAAGTGCTGCCATGTTGGTACTGTTTTATTGATTTAATTAATTCGTCTTTTGTGTTGGCTATAACCA